CGGGTAAGACTTCAGAAAGATAGACCACGCCAAAATCAGTTCTGAGTATGCCTTGCGATGCACGATCTGGTTCGCCTTATTCGCGCTCACCACGCCCACCAGAAACTCGTCAGGTTTCACCCCAAGATAGTCGCGCGCGTTTACGCCGTCGCTCATCGTCTCCCGAGGCTTGAACACCTTAGTGTCAATGGCGTGCGGTATATAAGTGCTTGCGATACCTGCCGCCTCCAACTGGCGTTGCCCATGAGGAGACATCGTCACCGGTGTCACGTTCGGCCTCAACAGCCATTTGGCAACCGCCGGGGGCAAACTGCAATGATCAAGAGGAACCCACGAAATGAACTTCGCCGGGAAATCATTACGCGCCGGCACATCGTTGTAAACCCACACGTCGTAAAGTGTCAACACCGCATCAGGCACGCCCGGATTCTGCCCCACCCAATCCTCATGCCACGGCTGAATCACATCATCCGAATACTGTTTGAACCCTCGAGGATAATGAGGGATCTTCTTACCAGCAAACTCAAGCTCACCAGGCGAACCCTCAAGCCCGTAGTTGCTAAGTGCCGCCACCTTGATACCGTGGCGCACCATCTTCTCCACCAGCATTCCACCCTGTTGCCCATAGCCCGTCGGTTGCCCCGGCGAATTAGACACAAGCGAAATAAGGCCGTCTATTTGTTCGTAGGTCATGCCAAAAGTTTAGTCACATATCTTGCCAATGTCAGAAACTGGCGTTATCCTAAAATCCCCCCCAAAAGAAATCCCCCGGCGAACCTACAACGCCGGGGGATTTCAGTTTTTACAACCGCTTAGGCAGTACCACCACGGAAGTGAACAACGCTGGCAGCACCAAGACCGGAGTCCCCGCGCCACGTCACACGGAACGTCGTGACATCCTGGTTGAAGGCGTAGTCAGTCGACGTGGCCACCTGGATGCCACCCGCTTGGCGGATGATGAAGTCATCCAGTTTTCCGTACACGATTGATTTCGAGGCGGCAGTTGCAGCAACAGCAGCCATAGAAGCGTTCTCGTGGATCACGTTGCCCATCAGGTAATCGCGGCCATCAACCGAAATTGACGGTGCGAAAATGAAGTTACCTGCTGTGTCCTTGATCTTGCGGATTGCAGCGAGGGCAGTCGTGGAAACCATGAACCCGTAGGAAGCGCGGTTGTCACCGGCTACCGAGTAGGTCAGGTCAACGAGGTTCTCGTATGTGGGCACACCACCGGTAGCGGTTCCCGTAACACCGAGCGCACTTGCTGTGACGATACCCGTGGGCTCAACAGTTCCCGTACCCGTGGTAAGTGCAGCACCAGCATCGAACGCAATTTCACGCGAAGAAATGCGGGCAACCAGGTCGAGAAGGTTCACGCCACTGTCAGCGATGATCTCGTTACTGAGCGAAACGAGCGCACCGTACTTGTAAGCACCAAGGTTCAACTGGCTGAGAGTCGGGTTCGACTCAGCAATAGCAGAACCAGCAGCGGTCAGCGCGTAAGTTCCCGCAGCCGTAACCTTAGGAATCTGCAGCGTGTTGCCACCCGTCGTGTTGATGATGGTGGACGTGCTGAACAGCGGGTTGCTGTTCTGAAGGAACGTGAACACCTGGTCGTAGAACGAGTAAGGAACAACGCCCGAACCCGAGGTGGGGGTCAGTGCGGCGCGGAACTCGTGGCCACGCATTTCGCCCATAGCAATGCTACGAAGAATCGCAGAATCGTCACGAGACTCAACAGCAGGAACGAAACCGCGAGCGGCCTCGGCCACCTCAGCCTGACGCTCCTCAGAGCGACGTGCTACAGCAATGCCGTTGTCGATGTCGGCAATACGAGCCTCAAGACGCTCAACGTGTCCAAGGTCGTCAACGGTGAGGCCACGGGCCTCAGATTCAGCCCGATCAAGGATGTCGCGCACCTGGAAGATAAGGTTGGCGCGTTCCTCAGTCTGGCCCTTAATGAAATCACTCATGTGAATACTCCAAAGGTAGAAAGGATTATGAACGGTAACCGCTGACGGAAAACCTAGCATCGCCGCTAACGGTCAAACGCATACCTTAAGAATACCAAAGTCTCTACTGAGTAGAGCGAGGATTACAGGCTTTCGAGCAACTCCATCAGCGCGAGCTTCTTGCGGTGCAACGCCAACTGATCAAGGCCGTTCTGCTCAGTCATAGCCTCATCCATAGGCGCATCCTCAACCGGTGCTTCTTCTTCAGGAACCAAAGCGTCCAAAACCAACTCCATAACTTCCTTCTCGGGGTAAGTAATCGGTTCACCAGCGGCAACCTTGCCGAGCACCGCGCTGAGCGCGTCATAGTCAACGCCGACAGCCATAACAACATCTTCCAGTGAGCGCACCTGCGCGCTTCCCACCGTCGAGGGGTAAGCGGGGAAGGCCACCCCCGTGGACACTTCGAGCAATCTGACGCTACGGAGTGTGCGTTCTGTGCCGTCAGAGTTCCACGAATCGCCGTTCGGCGGAACAGTAAACCCAAACGAGAAGCCCGTCACGTCACCGCGCTGGATCAGCACCTTCGCGTCGCGTCCCGCCTGAGTGTCCGGCAAGTCGGCCTCAACACGCAAACCCATCTCATCTTCATAGAGGCGCAAAGTGCCCGACCTCGTGGAACCGAGTACGTCACTGCTCGAGTGATTCCAGAGCAACTTAATATCGTTCTTAGCGCGTAGTGAACGCTTGAATGCACCAGGCGCAATGCGCTCAATAAACGGCAACGGTTCGCTCGGTTCGTTAAATCGGGCAGCGTAGCCCGTGAGCGTCATACCGTCAGCGGTTTCACGCACCTCGAAATCGTTTGTGAATACGCGAGTTTCAATTTTTGACACGGTACGTCCCTTAGATCGGTTAGTGTTCTCCGCCTCAATTCTACCAATTATATCCTCAGCATAAGAAAGCACCCGGCGCGCGCCAGCCTTGCCACCATCCGAACCCCACAACGCATGGGCCACAACACCAGGCGAAGGATAGTCCTCGTTATCCGGGTTGGCACTCGGGGCATCAAGGTCAACCAAGTGGCGCGGGATCCACGCGGCAATCTTCCGCCACTTATCCTCACTCACCCGACCCTCAGCCATTTCACGAGCAGCACGCACCGTCGAATCCTGCAAACCATCCCCAGCAAGGCCCTCAGCGAACCACTCAAGCCCTTTGCGAGCCGCGTCAACCATGTAAGCCGGTGGGGTCAAATCAACCGCCCTAGCCTCCGCACGAGAAGCCGGCACCTCGTTCGGGTGCAACGCCGTTATTCCGGCGGCTCGATAGGCCGAGCGGGCCCCAGCGTCGTTGTCAACGGCCACCATGACATTGTAGGTTTCCATCAACCGCACCGCAGTCTCAGCCTTGAACTCATTACTCGTCAACGACTCATCCGGACGCATAATCAAATCATCGAATCGCACACCCGCATCCGTCAGCTCGTTGCTCGTGCGCTCACGATCCTCCTCGAGCCGCCCCGTCACCACGAAGATGGACGTGTCCGGGAACGAATCAAGATACGCCAGCAGGTTCTCGTTCGTCTCATTACCGTCAATAAAAATCGTGCCGTCAATATCAGTCACCACCACCTGCGGCCCCGACTCGTTACGCTCACCCAAAAACTCAACCTCCTCAGCCAACGAAATCGCAACCGCCTGGTCAATCGCAGACTGCTTAGTCGTGTGGCAACCAAACACCTCATCGGAGTCGATGGCCATGACAGCCCAACCCGAACAGTCAGGATTCTCTTGCGTAATGTAATAGGGCATTATTCGCTCGTAATGTAAGTGCCGTTAATATAAAGTCGCGACACGGTAGTGAGGTTGTAGCCCGGTGCGCCCTGCTTCAACTGATTCTCGATAACAGGTTTCGGGTTAGCCGGAGCACCCACAAGAAAATGCAGGTCAAGTTGTTTTGTTGAACCGTTGTGATCAGCGTTCAAAATAATGTGGTTCGCATCATCCGCCGGAATCGCCGGGTCACGCCACACCCAACCCGCAAAATGGTTACCGCCCTGCGCTGGCAGGAACGGCAAACTCACCGAATACTGACCTGTTCCAAAGTTTGTCACCGTGGTGCAAAAAATCTCAATGTAAAACGTGACCAGCGAACCGTGTTTGACGTAGTAGGAATTGTAGCCGGGAGCAGTCACGCCAGTGCCCGTATAGGTCAAACCCGTTGCCAGAAAGTCCGACGTGTAACGTGCAGTAGACGGCCACACAAAATCAGGTGCAACACTTACCGTGGCTGTAGCCGCGCCCGACGTGGTGACCGTAGCAGAAGCAGGAGGGATAACCTCAACAACCGCTGTTGAGGTCGTCACCGTCACAGTCGTCAACGCGTGACCTCCGGCGAAACAATAAACGTGCCCTCAACAAGACGCGTCACAGTCGAACCGCTAACAAGCTCAAGATCATAAACGTACTGACCGCTAGGTGTCGCGTCAATCGCAGCAGTTTGCGTAGCCGTCAACGCCACAAGAATCGTTCCAGCCGTCCCACCCAAAGTAATCCCAGTGCCAGAAGTCAAGTTCACAATGGCCGAACCGCCATCATAACCATCACGCACTTGCATACGCGCCGAATAGCCCGACAGGTTCACCGGTGTCCCGCCGGTCTGCCAGGTCAACGTGTAATCAAACGACGCGCCTTGATAACACTCCATGTTCAAACGTCCGGGTGACTGCATGACTAAATCACATCCTTGTAGGCCGCGTTCGGGTCAGTAGGGTCAACTTGCGCCACCGGTTGCAGTTGCGTACTGGGCAAACCAGTGTGAGCAATCGGGTCAAGGCCGACAGCCGCCAACGACTCCGCCGGATCATAGCCCGACAACACCAGCACGTTAGCCATCCGCACCCGCTTATCCTCAGCAGTCAACTCGGAATCCGAGAGCGTCACGTTTGCGAGTGGCACGCGCACCTCGTTTGCATACGGCGATTCCACCGGCAACATATCTTCCATTCGGCGCACGTCGTTGATCGTCAGATAACCTGCCTGTAGTCCCGTCGAATAAGCGGCAGTGCGCGCCTGAATGTTCGCACGCAACAACGCATCCATGTTGAACTTCACATACGCGTTCTCGCCACCAGGCGAACGCCTCATCAGCGGTGAAATAGCAGACTCAATCTTTGCCACCATCGGCTGAATCGTCGAAGTCAAAAACGCGCGGTTGTTTTCTTCCACGCTTGCGTATGCCATCGTCCCCGGTAAGCCCAAGAGGTGCGGTGGAATGTTTAGTGCCCTGGCCACGTCCTCTACAGCGAAACGGCGCGTGTCAATCAGGCTCGACTGTTCCGGTGAA